ACTGGCATTGCAGCGTCAGCCTGGATTTCATAAACTACGTCTGGTGCGTCAATTACGAATGCTTCAATGTCAGAAGCAGCAATTGAGCCAGGGTAGAAGTTTGAAAAAGTTTCCTTTTTCGTGGTTGGGTCAGTGTAACGACAGCCGTTGAACACACCCAGAGCAGCATCGGTTTCGCCTGCGGCTTTAACCCCAATTGTTCCGGCAGTCAGTGTTTCCACTAGGTCGCCTTGGAAAATTGCAGTTGTAGCGCCAGAAGCGATACGATAGCGGTTCTGTTGGTTCATAAAGGCTGAGCCGTTCATCATCCGCGCTGGGCGCAGACCAAAGGCAGCATCTTTATTTGCCATTTTGAACTCTCCTTACGAGTTTATTTTTGGCCTCTTGAGCCAAAAGTTACTTGACTTGAACGCTGCGGATTTAGCTTGGGCATGGCCGCATTGGACTCACGCATCCAGTCTCTATCTACAGCTTCCATTTGATTTTCTGTGACACTACGGTAATGTGCATCACGCTGTTCCACAATCTCTTCAGGTATTCTGGCAAGAACCAAACCACCTACGCCGATTACGCCAGCGTTCTTTCCTTCATCAATGACAGGTGCATCAAAATCAGGGTAATCTTCCGCCCGTACAAGCTCCCAACCTTCACGGCGGCGCTTATGGACGTTGTTGCGGTCATCGTATTCCATTACGGACTCACGAATCCAGCGGTGTTTAAAGCCCACAGGGGCCTCTGGTGCTTCAAGGGTTGATGGTGGGCGCCAAGCATCTACTCTCGCTGTTTTTTCACGGGTTTGCGAATCCCGGCTTGTGCGGTCTACCATTATGAACTCCTTGAGTCTAGTTTAGCGACTTCTCTTGCATACCGCTCAAGAGGAATATTCATCTTCTTGGCGAAAGCCACTTGTCCTGGGGATAATTCCACCGTCTTTTTCCGCCCTGATTTTACAGACCGTCCAGAGGACGCAGGCGCAACAGCTTGGGCGTTTTGCCGCTGCGACTGAAACTTGTGAGGAAACTCTTTACGCATACGCTTATCAATTTCCGCATAATAATCATCACTGGTTGGGTCAAAGCCCTCGGCCCCAACAAGAGTATCGTGAATGGCCTTTGCACCACTTGTCATCACCATATCCTTGTTAAACCAGCTATCATTCTTTTCCATCCAGCTAACCAGCTTCTGGTCCAACGGTTGAGCTTGCGCCCTCTGTGGAGCCGCTTGCTGTGCCTGTTGAACTGGCTGCTCTGTAACTTGCTCTTGACGGGTCTTTTGAACCCGCACACGCTCTCTTTCAATAGCTAAGCGAGCAAGAAGGTCCTGAGCCTCCATCTCTTTGTCGATGTCGCCAATATCACGAGCTTCTTTTAGAAGTCTTTTGGCCTGTTCATGCTGAGATTCTACACGGGTGCCATATTCGTTAATATAACCCTGCTGCTGCTGGGATAACTGCTGTTTAATATGCTCATTTTCTTGAGCCATTTGCTGAGCGTATTGATAGGCGGCTTGCGCTTCTTCAATAGCCTGCTTTCGCTTTGCAGTTAATTGGTTAATGCGCTTCTGCACATTACCGCTGTAGTTTTCCAAATCATCATCAGAGGCGCCATCGTCTGATGCCCCTGAGTCATTAGAAACATCTAACAATTGTTCGGGTTTATCTTCTGACTTTGCAGAGGACAAATCATCCGATTCATCAACATCAAATGTTAGAGTTTCTTCTGCTTCTTGCATTTCTTCAATACTCATAATATGCCTCCAATATATTTATACATATGAGATATCTGATGGGTCAAGTATAGTGGCGATAATGTTATCGTCATTTATGAGCCTTACCTCAAGACCGTCCACTTTGAACCTATTTCCAGCATATCTGCCCATAAGTACCCATGATTTTTCACCACACCACTCGCCTGAAGGAAACTTATCCTTGTCTTTGTATGCGTCTGGGCCCACTTTAACGACATACGCAGCAACAGTAGCAAATGCTTCTCTGTCACGAGTTGCATCAGGAATGTAGATTCCGCCCTTCGTCTTTGCTGGTGGGTAATATGGGATTACAAGAAGTCGATAGCCCACTGGCTGTGGCAACCTCTCTAAAGCAGAGCCGTCCATTTCAGATGGGTTCTGTGTGTTTTTGTTCTCTTCGTCTTGTGGAAGAGCTTTTTCTACCGCCTTTGGGATTTGCGTCTGCGGCGCGTCAGACTTCATATTTGCCGTAACCCTATCAGGTACGAATAGTTTCTTAGCCATCTTCAATGACACCTTTCATCGCGGCCCTAATTTCATCTTCACAATAAGTCAGACCGCGTATTTGACCCACTATAAAGCGGTAGTTTTCCATATTCTCTACCGCACCATTCGACAGCATAGTTGCATAGTCATCCTTCTGCTGTCGGATGTTCTTTAACAAATGTTCGGAAAGTGCTATTACGTCCATGACCCCTCCAGGCGCGGATTACTTCGTAAGTTTTTTATACTTTTCAAAAGACCGCATACCCCCTAGCCCTAACATTCCTAATAATATAGTCATTAAGCTGTCCATATCAAAGGCAGGGTAAGAAACTGCATCATATCCAAGATACGCGGCAATCACATCGGCTGACGGAAATAAAATAAAATGCGCGAATAATGCAACGCCACAGGTCCAGCCAATAAACGGCCTCCAGCCAGCTACAAAGATGTTTCGGTGTTTTGCCTCTTCAGCGTTAATAGCCATTTGGCCTTTTGCCAGCTCTTGAGCATGTTTTTCTGCCATAGTGGCGATTTCATGCGCCAACTTGTTCTTTTGGTCTTTGTCCTCGACAAATTTACCAATTATTTCAGTGGCTGGGCCTATCAAAGCTTGTAGCATGTGAACCTCCTACCCTTTTAAGTACATAGCAAATAAATATACAGCAAGTAAACCTATTATGGCTACAAGAGCTATGAAAGATATTTCTATAGCCTGTTTTATTTGGCGCCGCCTCTCTTCTCGCATGGCTAACCTTTCTTTTCTTATCTGAGCTTGTATCTTGAGAACGTCCTGCCAGGCATTAAGACCGTAAGTTGCAATCAGAAAGTTTCTAAGCTCATTCTCCATGTCTTGAGCTTTTCTATTGGCAACAAATGTCTGAAGAGCCTCCTCTCCAACACTGCCGTACTTTTTCTTTTGTTCTTTGTGATTGCTTTTTATGGAGTCTATAGCGTCCATAAACTTGCCGATGTCCCCAGCCATAGCGTAGACATCTTTGGAAATAGAAAAGCCCTTTTTAAGGGCGGAAAAGCTTGCTGTTGCTATGGCTATGGCGGATGCTGGGTCCATTTTCTACTCCAAACAAACCCTCCAACTACTTAATTATTTCTAATATAGCCCCGTCTTGCATTTTAACCGTCATCTCTTTACAAGTCCATCGCTTGTTAAAGTCGTTTTGATAACGCCCTATATTTCTTTCTATTTTACGTCTAGTAGATAGGCATTCAGACAAGGAAGTGTACGGCGTGTATTCTGCCCTTTCACCGCCTATAACCAACAATAAAACAAAAGTAAGTTCAATCATGGCTACCGTTCCGCAACTTCTCTAAATTTTCCTCTAGGCCACTAATACGCTTCTCGTAAAACTCTAATGTAAGTTTCTGCTGCTGGTCATACGGCGCGCGACCTTCTTCAATCTCTGTTTGCAACTTCTCTAGCTCAGTGGCGATGTGTTCTATCAGCATGAACTGTTCGCTATCTGCGGGCAAGCTACCCATCTCGCCGCGAGGCCATTTGATGCGAAACTCTGTGTTCTGTTCCAAGTCAGACTGCATCATTGTCTGGTTAGTTTCTAGTGTGTTTAGTCTTTCAATCAAACCAAAGTAAGCCCACGTTGCTAGACTAGCCGCCGCAACCATACTAATAATGTTGCGTAACGGTAGTGCTACCTCAGTGTTCTCACTTAGCTTTGCCGCCATTTACTTCTCTGAATTTAGCCATACTGCCAATGAACCTGTCATTGCACCAGTAACTACGCTTATCAACGCACTCTGCTGTGTAGATAAATCTGGCTGAGACAACGCCCATTCAATACATCTAATGTAAACACCTGTCATGCAAAACATCATAAATCGTGGCAGGATGCGTAATTCCAGCATTTTACGGGCCACTTCTTCCGCGCTCATTAGAAAACACCTTGAAATCTTTGTGGCCTAGCTATCGGAGAGAACCCTTTTACTACTCCACCCTTTTTTAGCGCTACTGGCTTTTTTGGCTGCTTTTTTGGGCTTTGCCTTTGGGGCTTCGGCTTTGATTGGTTCAGGGCTATCGCTACTGATTGTCTCTGCGGGTACCCCTCGCTCCTCAACTTCGATATGTTTGACGATATCGTTTTCTGACTCGTACCTTTTAATAGCGGCATTTCTACGCTCCACTTTCTTGGCTTTTTCTATCTCTGCAACTTTGCGGTTTAGTGAACTTGCTGACATTTATTGCCCCTTTGACATGTTGTTTAACGCTGCAATATCGCGCTGAGTTTGAATGCGCTCCTCTGCAACTCTGGTTTTTTCGTCCAGAGCTTCTTTTTGAATGCTAATGCGGGCCGAAGCTTCCATCTGGTCATTCATTTCCTTTTCGCGGTCAAGCTGGGCTCTATCTTCAGCCTCTTTAGCTCTGCGCTGTATGTCAGCGCCGCGTAAAGCAAGCTCCTGCTGGCGAATGGCCACTAGAGGGTCTTGCTGTTGTGGTGGGGCCACCGCCTGTGCATATTGCTCTGTTAGCTCTCCAACAAGCTCAGCAGCACGAGAAGCAATGTCGTCTTGCAATGCTTGCATGCCTTCTGGAGAGGCCTGCAACTGCATCATTTGTTCTTGAGTTAGGCCTGAAGTAACTTCTTCTTGAGCCATCTGCTCAGCCATAAATCCAAGATGTTCTTGAATATGACCCTGCAAGGTCATCACTATAGCTGCGTTAGCCTGTGCCACAGGTGTTGCAATAATAGCGAGGTGCGCTTCGATATGCGCCTGATGATTCTGTGTTGGGAAAGCCTGTAAAGACTTGCCTCGCATAGCCTCTTGATTCTCCTTAGCCGGATTAGTAGGTTGTGGCTGAGGTGGTGGAGGGAGTATGGAATCAACATTGGTAACTCCTAACGCTTCATACATTTTTCTGTACGCTTGATATAGGCCGCGCTCATTTCCATGGATTTCAGGATTAGACTGAACCAACTGCAATTCTGTCTGCGCCAAAGCAATGCGCTGAGACATAGAGAAAATGTTCGGGTCTGAAACTGGCAAGACATCAATGCGGTCATCAAAGTCTGTCGTCTTTATTTCTGGAGGAGCGCCAGGAACTGCATACGGATACATAGGCGCCATAAACTTGCCGAAAACATTGGCCAGTAGCTTAAACTCAACCTTCTGAGAATAGTGCAAACGCTTATGAATGGCGGACATGACTTTTG